ATGGGTGTCTCCTAGTAAGCAGTTTAGACACTTGCTCAGGTGCTTTGGTTACACTAGGTCTACGATCTCACAGCTATCTCCAGAGCAAGCTAATGTCTGACTACCTGCTGTATTGTCTTCGCTCTCATAGTCTGAGAGTTCATCCCAGTTTAGGCTGGTTGGCATGAGAGCCTTAAGCTCTCCGTACTCTGACTTGTCACACTCTTGATAGGGAGCCTGTTGGTATGTGTGTTCGTTGTACGGTAGGAACGACACACCAGACATCTCATCAAAGTGCTTGTACACAAATGCACCTACCTCGAACCATTCGTCAGCCCGGACGTTAATTGTCACGGAGGGCTTATGCTCACACCAGTGTCGCTGATACATCAACCAAGTCTCTAGCTGGTCGATAGCAGTCATGTCAGAGGTACACACGGCTCCGTCAGGGGCTTTCTGTGGGAAGCTAAACACCACTGTAGTGTCAGGCTTCATTACACAGGGTTCATTAGGTACACCACGATCCTTGAGGAAGTTCGTCAGCGGGTCTTTGATGTCGCCACGCACAGTACGAATGTAGTAAGGTGAGTGACGAGCATGGATACCACTAGCAGAGTCAACAAGTTGGGAGACAGTGCCACTAGGTTTGACACAAGTGATAGCAGCAGCAACAGGGATACCAAGAAGTTCAGCCCACTCAGCGTTTGTATTAACAGCGACATTTTTGAGATGCTCCAATGTTTTTGCTAACCCACCATTCTTGAGTGTCATTAGCTGATTGTCCATAATACCTGTGAGGCTCACCCCCAACAGACGTTCTTCTTCTGTGTTGTCCTTCCATTCCTTCGATAGGTATGGAAAGTGTGTGTAGGTACTTTGGATCGTACCCAAGATGGTAGCAAGTTTTACCTTACGCTCTAGGTCTTCGATAGTATCGGTAGCACGGATAACGCACTCCGTTAGGTTGCAAAACTGCGAATCACGCAAAATTATTTCCGAACATGGATTCGTGCCAAAGTCAAACGAATTGTCACGACGACCGTTCTTTGCTGCCTGTACCTTAGCTGCCTGACGGTTGAAGATACCACGCTCACCACTGCCGCTTTCCACTAGGGCTTGCCACTCACGCATGAAAGAGATGCTGTCGGGCTTCTCAGTGTAGCTTACAGAGTTGTTAGCCAAGGCTCGTTGTGGATCGTTCTCCCACCATGCACCTGACTTAGCGTGACGCATACGATCATCTGAGAGGTTACTCAGGGAGATCATGGCTGATCGACGTACACCACCTACGACCACCACTTCACCTATCTTACACATGATGTCGTGACATTCGATAGACGATAGCTTACGGCCTGTAGCGTTCTTGAACGTGTGGATAACAAAGTTAAACAAGTCGATCAATGGCGCTGGGCCAGAGGCACGACCACCAAAGGTCTTAAGTCTTGCACCTGCTGGACGAACTTTAGATGTATCCCACTTGGGAACCTCCCCGCTGTACAACAGGGCAATAAGCTGACGTAGAGCCTTGGCCCAACCTTCTTTACTATCTTTAACCACAATGGTTGTGTCGCTGTTGAATAGTTGATCTGGGACTTCTGGTAGCTTGTTGATGTACTGACGCTCAACTGAGAAGCCTACACCTGTACCACACAGCAAGATAAACATAGCTTGATCGAAGCTCTTGATGTTCTTGACTGCAAGATAGCTACAGTTATACATAGCAGTATTGTCACGGAGGGCTGCTGGCCCCGCTGTCATAAGAGACCGCATGGATGGCATAACGTCAAGCGATAGGATAGCTTGCTCTAGCTGGTTAATGTATGTGTTGTCACCAGCCACAGGACGCACGATATTATCCATGTAACGTGCTACGGTTTCGCTGTAGGACTCCCGACCTTTGCCATCAAAGTATTTAGCGTACCGTGACTTGTGGATAAAGGCTTGGTAGTCTGTTGGTAGTTGGTTGCTCATTCGCCACGTCCTCGCATTGTTTTATCTTCTTCTAGCCAGACCATACGGTCAATATCACCACGGTTAAGACCAATATCTTTAAGCTGCCTGTCTGAAAGCGTGTTAAGATGTTTGATAGCTTGACGGTGTTCTGACCACATCACTGAGTACCTCAAGAACCTCACAAAGATATTGTTTAGCCATTTCTTCTTCATCGGTTATCTCCTGATCCCTTAATCACACCACGCTTGGCACGATCATTTAACTTATCCATGTTAGTCTCCATTACCTCTGGCAGATTACTGTAGAAGTAATTAGCTAAGGCTGTCGTATAGAACAGAACGTCCCCTAGCTCTTTGACAATATCTTTCTGGTTAACCTTAGTATTGTCACGGAGGTACTTCTTTACCTTCTCGGCTACCTCCCCTGCTTCACCTACAAGACCCAAAGCATTTTCCACTAGGCGGGTCTCACCTTTCGTCGTTATCTTACCTTCAACCCAATAGGAATACTCCATCGGTGTAGCGTTGACAATGCTGAAAGCATCAATGTCTTCTTGCGTAATCATACTGTTCTCCCGTAGAACTCTGTCTGTTTAGCAGGGTCTCTAGCTATATCGAATAGATACCAAGCGCAGTTGTCTTTACCTACGCTCTTACTACCCTCAATCCACTTGACCCTACCTATGCTAACTACCTTAACGCAATAGGTCATTAAGATAGATGACTGCTTAGTGTGCATCCAATCGGCATCAAAGAGTAGCCATGTTGGACACATCTGCATCCACCCTTCGATGAATGGGTGCAGTAGTTTTCTATCCCAAGGTGGGTTGGTGATACATAGGTCTGCACCACCGAAAGCCATATACAACTCCAAGAAGTCTTGTTCACCCATGTTAATGGAATCATGTAAGCAAACCCTTGGGTCTCTAGGCTCAATATCACAAGCAAAGATACACTCGCCATGACCATCTGTCATATCATCTAGGTGGTCTATCAGACGCCCATCTCCCGCACAAGGCTCGTAGTAGTCAAACGAGTAAGGTAAGTGCGGTAGGAGAGGCTCAACTGCTGCCCTTGGTGTTGGGTAGTAATCCCTCGGTACTCTGTCGAAGTCACTACGTTTGCCCATACATAGCCTTTAGTCGTGACTGGGAAACAAACTCTGGATCATACATACCGTCCTCTACCTCCCGTTTGACTACAATGCCAGACCACCACTCTTTGTTGGCTTGGCCTGCCCAGCCCTCTGCTGCTCCCTTGTAGCACCCTGCGACCAGACCGATAACTCCATTAGGATGTGAAGCGTCTTTAAACTTAAGATCACGTTTATGGCTATGACCACAAGTAGAACTATGATGCCTGTGAGCCAATAGTGCATTAGCATGGTGCATACCAGACATAGCAGACCCAAAGTTACCACTACTAAAGAAGTGAGCATATGAGACCCCATCGTAATCAGCAATCGCTGGAGCGGAGTTTTCATACTCGTGGTATTCGTCGAACCACCTGTTAGTCTGAAGGTGGTCAAAAGATATGCCATACTTCGAGCCTTCAAGTCTAGGATCGTGTTTGATAGCTTTCTTAATCCTGTTCTCATGGTTCCCCTCAAACCCTATGTAAGCTGGTCGTTTTCGTCGGTGGTGTCTGAACTTCCATCGGATACGCTCTTGTGCATCATTGTAGTGTTCGATGTCTGCCTCATAACTCTGACTGACGATTGCCTCTGGGTAACGAGTGTCAAATGTATTTAATGACCGCATATCAGCGCCATCACCCAAGTCAACGACATAATCAGGCTTGAGGTCATACAAGAACTCACCTAACCAGTTAAACCTCTCGTTACTCACACCGGGATCAACGTGAGCGCACGAGAAGACTACGACTGTCTTTCCTGCCATTATGTTTCCTTTATCCATTCCTCTGGGATTAACTTGTCTGCGTACATATAGCCATGCTTGTCACACCACATGCCTAACGTAGTCTTTGAGCGCTTGTATATCTTCGCCCTAGAGTTAGAGAAGACAAACCGAATGTCAAGGTCTGGATGTTGCTTCTTGACTAACAGATGTTTCTTTCTGTCTGCTGTATCAAACCGTCCCTTGGATTCTATGATGATACCGTTAGGGAGTTCAAAGTCAGGTGTGTAGGTTCTAACCTCGTTGACCTCATACTTGATCTTGAACTCCTCGTACTTGAATGGCACTTTAAGGCTCTTTAGTTGGCCTTTGATACGATCTTCTAGCCCACGATAAACACGATTACCCTGCTTTATGCCCATTGAGGTGGCTCCCATAGTTGTTCGTCGTACCGCCTTAGCCATAGTAACCTCGCATTTTCTAGT